GTCATCTCAATATACTGGGTCACAATCATTTTGTTATTCGAAAGGTTTTCGCTCTTAGTTCCTTTCGGTAACTGCTCTAGTTTATCACAAATGCAACCATATGAAAGGTATTTCCATTTAGAAGGAAGATCAAAAGGGGCATTTTCAGAGATTCCCGTAAGAACACCCTTTTGAAACCCGTCCGTTTCCGAATACTTGCAAAGCTGGCTTTCAGTAGGTATCGATTTAAACTTGTTTTCTATGACATATTTACATTTGCCAACCTCAATCTGTATATCCATATGTTCTTTTTCTCGAGATATGGAAATTCCGTCTTTACCTTCAAAATCATCAAAGAAACATGTTATGAATTTAGAATCTTGCTCCATCAACCATGCCCAAAAATTGGAATGAAACAATTCCTTCGAAGAAAGTGACATCGCAAAAACAGGAGAGTTTTTAAGATATTTTATCGCTTCTTTATATGCTATTTTTTCCATACTTGCTGTTAAATCCAAGTTTATTTGAAAGAGAAATCCAACTTAAAATGAAAAAACATCGATTGGAGCGTTTAAACCACGTTTTACAGTCTTTCGATGAAACTCCAATTCAAATCGGTTGAAACATCGTTGAACACCGTTTTAAACACTCCATTCAACGTTTTTGCAAAGGACCTCCAAGATTTGTCCTTATGAGTACATAGAAAACAGGCCGTTTTTGAACCGAATTGCGAACAAAAACCGCGAACAAACGCGAACCAAATCGCGAACAGACCACACCCCGTCTTCGTCCATGCAGGGCTATTGCTCCAACACGTCTTCGAAAGGCATCTTCGTATATGCCTTCACAAGTTGATAGAGCACGTCCTTCTGCCCGGATTCCGTAATTGGAATCCCGTTTGGGAACACGTCCATGGTCTTGAAAGAAGCCTCCCAATGCCAGAGCCTGGGCTCGTATGCCATCCCGACAGCACCGCCTACTGAAATCGTTCCAGTGCATGAAATGGGCTCCAACATCTTCTGGGCGGCCTCCCGCGACGGATATGCATCAAGAGAGAATGTCACATATGATTCTCCATCCATGTTTGTGAACATGATTCCATCAACCTTCCAGTATGCATCCGTGAAATCCGCGTACAGAACGTTGTCCTGTTCTGCAATTGCAAGCTTAAGTCCCATTGTTCTTCCTCCTATGCAAGATATGGATATGAAACCAACTCCGAATCGCAGGAGGCCAACACAGGGCCTCCCGTCCTCTTCGAGTAGTTGAATATGTTGTTGACCACGTTCGTGGTGTCATCGGTCGTCCCTGATGAGTGAATGTTCACGTTGGAACCGGTTCTGCCTATGCTGTAGACCTTCTTTCCTTGAGGATAGTTTATGTAATTCCCGCTGGTATCCTTGGCCACGCCCCAGCCGCCGGCATAGACGTTGAGCTCCCAACGGCTGTTGTTCCTCGAAGGCCAGTACCTGATCCTCCACAAAGGATAGCCGCTGTGGAACTTGGCGTTGATGCCACTTTCCTCCCTGTTGTGTCCAGCCCTCCACCAAACGCCACTTGTGCTGCTGGAGGAATTGAGCTCCTTATGGGTTTCGTCAGACCAAGCGGAACCAGTCCAATAGGATACGTATATCTGAAGTATCCCACTGCCACCGAAGGCATAGTACCAGCATCTGGCCACTATGTACCATACAGGGGCGCAGATGTAGACGTATCGTTTCTGATCCTTGTTGCCATGCTGATCCGACCACGTCTGCGCCCAAGAGGTCGAGAAGCTCTCCTTTGCTATGAGGTTCCCTGCAGTGGCCATAGTCAGACCCCACAGGAAAACGTAAAACATGGATGGAGAAAACAAAGCCTGGGTCTGAACCCTATGCCGTCAGGCTCCCCCCCCCCATGCATCTGAAGGACTCTGAACACGAGGGAATTGTTCGTCACGCCTGTCTGCGTGCCTTCAAGGCCGTCGCCTCCGTTGGATACATATGAGGACATCGAGAACTGATAGCTCTCGAACGTGGACATGATGTCCGCAACCTTGTCCTCTCCTTCGAAGACCTTCACGTTGACGTAGTCTCCTACGGAGAACGGAGGCACGACAAGCCCTCCCGTCATGAAAAGGGACATATATCCGTTGTTTATGGAAAACTCATGGATTTCATGCTCCAGAACCAAATCCGTGTCCTTATACACCTTTGCAATCATTGCATCCTCCTATTCGTTCCCCAGCCTCTGCTGGTTCGCAAGGGCGGCCGTTATCGCCTGCCCTGCATTCACTTTGTTGAGGGACGTCTTGAAGTCGTCCCAGCAGACTATCTTTCTGCCTTTTTCGCACGTGTTCTGGGCGCAGTAGATGCTCCATGGAATGGCGTTCATGGCGAATGCGGTCTCCGAATAGATGCGGTACAGTCCCGGGCCTGTGGACTTGATGTTGAGGCTTGCATTGGTGTTCCATCCATAGTCCGCACTGAACACCGTCTCGTTCCATCCTCCGTTGACCCACTTCTTCACCCTGAACTTGCCGCCGCCGAACACCCCGCACTTGAATGTGGATACGAAGAGGCTCTGGCCGCTCGCCCTGTGACAGTAGACCTGACCATTGTTGCCTATGGAATCCTGTATCCAGTCCGCACCCTTGGCCAACGTACCGGAATACGTCGCCCCATTGTTCACGGCATTGACTTCGCTTGCATATATGATGTTTCCAACAGCTATGGCCATGGCACACTCCTAGTTGAACACCGCACCTTTGATGGATGTCGGAAGCTTCAAGGAGACATTGCCACTGCCGTCAACGCTCGTACCTGCACCTGTGTTGGTACCATCCGTTATGGTCACAGTCCTTGCATTGGCCCACTTCGATGCAGTCCCTGCGTTTCCAGAACAGCCGCCTGTGACGTTTCCCACCAATGCACCATGGAAAGTCGTGCCATATACATCATCGAACGGGTTGCCCGACGAACCAATGTCCATCCCGGAACCCTGGGGCTGCACACCAAGCACGTATACACCCTTCGACGAACTGTTGGGCGTGACCGAAGCCGATGCCGAACGGTAGAACCTCGACTTGGAGATCAGAACGGCTCCATCCACGACGACGCAGTTAGATGAGTTCGAGAATACGACGTCGGAACCTGTCGTCACGGAACGACTCACGACACCTGAGGGACCTTCGAACACCGCATAGCTCACAGACAACGCAGCGAACGATGATGTCGAGACCTCCGTAGCGAACGGAGACGCCTTGACCTTGTAGAACTGCTTGTTGAGCCAGGAGCTGTCGCTGGAATCCTTCGTGAACCATGTAGTCCCATCGAGCTTCACCTCGAACGAATAGTCAACCGGATTCTCGCCGGACCCTGGATTGATTTCGAACTCGACCGCGTTAGAAGAATCGAACGCATAGACCACCCCGTTCGAGAACTTGGAGAGGTCGTAGGTTACGGATGAGGAACCGGCTGTCTTCGCATCGCCCCAAGGACAGGTGGTCGATGACGTATCAGTCCCGTTCGCAGTATAGTACGTGGCGGTCGGCCGGCTCACGATCTGCCTTATGTATACGGTCCTGTTGGGAGTCGCTATATCGATGTCCATCGATGCACCATCTACGGTCTGCCATGTAGAGCCATCCCACGAATACTGCCATTTGGCCGTCTGTGCTCCGCCCTTTGCATTGTCCGATGACGGACGGTACCCGGTATGTGACTCCTGACCTTCATGATATGTATGGGTGTAGTAGCTCTGATAGTATGTCGAGGCCTCCTCGATGACGATGGTGTAATGGTACATACCATCATCACCCTTCACTATGTCAGTGGCCTTCGACCTTCTGCGCATTCCACCTCCGGTCGTATAGTAGCTCCATGACGTGCTTGGTTTGGAACTGCTCGAACTCTCGCCAGAGGAAAAGGCGCTGTAGTTCGAGGCCCCAACGGAATCGTAGGTGGTGTACGTGTCTCCATCGGATGGATTGGAAGGCTGGCTTTCGCTAGAATAGCCGTCGTTCATGCTGGATACATACACGACACCGGTCCTGGTCGTGGGATTGTCCCAATAGGCATAGTCCGTATAGTAGGTATACGACTCCCTTGTGTTTGTCCTATAGTACCGCTGCGCCAAAGTTCCGGAGACCTTCAGCACACTTGCAATCGGAACGACTACGGAGAACGAACCAAGTACGATGTCCTGCCTGTCCACCACCGACGAAGGCCATGACAGACTCTGGCCTGTCCTCAAGGCAATCTTCGTGGAGCTGTCGTCAACGAACATGGCCTTGTAGCATCTTGTCCCCTTGAAAAGGAACATTGATGTGGATCCGGAGAAGTCGACGAGCTGGTTCTTTCTGGAATTGGATGAGAATGAGGCCTTGACCAAGGAGACCGCATCCGCAAGCAGATAGAAAGGACTGTTCCTGTCCAGCATATCGGTACTCGAAACCTTGGCTCCTGCGACGTCCTTGTTCACGGTCTTCAGAGCGACCGACTGCACGTCGTTGGCCGTGACGCTGCCGGAGATTGTGCAGTCCACCATCCTGGCGCCCACGAACTCAGCCATGCCTGTCTTCCCTTCAAGGGAGAAACCCGCCTTTCCAGAGGAATAGTTCGAGCTTCTGATACCTCCGGAGACCTCTATTTCATCTGCGAAAAGCTCCTCCACGTCTATGTACTTCGCGATTATGTTCCTGAAGTAGCCGTATCTGGAACAAACCTCCTGCGTCACGCGGTCCCTGTTGGAGAACGCATCGTCCAGCGTCCCGAGGAGAACCGTGTGGTCATGGGACTCCACCCATTCGCCGTTGGAGTCCAGCTGCTTAGGCTTGTAGTCCGAGAGGTCATAGAAGAAGTCACCCCTTATGGCGTTGGCCGGAGCCGTCTCCGATGCAGGGAACTTCTGGTTGTATGTCGTCGCATCGACGGCCTTGACGGTCTTCGAAACGTCCAGGTTGGTGGAATACATACGGAACACACCGTCGTTCGTGTCCGAATCAGGGATCGTCTTCACGTATATGCCCTGGCTGGATGCAGCCAATACGACACCGTTGTACGACACCGTAGGCACATTCTTGTAGCCTTGGATCATAGGCCGCAGTATTATGTCCACGGTGTGGTTGGGGTTGCGGAGGTCGTATGTCCTCGACTCCAATGACAGGGAGAAGTCCCATCGAAAAACCTTCTCAGGCTTGTACTGCTTCGTGACCTCCACATCCGAGGCGCTGCCTTCCGTATATGTGGTGGTACGCCTGGTCCAAAGCCAAGTGCCTTCGACCCATTGGACATCGGATTCACTTGGACTCCATATCGCAGGGGCGTTGGACGACGAATCGGACACCCCGTAGGAAATGGAGACCGACGCTATGCCGTTGCCGTCTTTGCCGGAGGCTCCAGTATCACCCTTGTCGCCTTTGTCGCCCTTCGTCCCAAGCTCGACCCATGGGCCGAAAGAACCGGATGAATACGTCCTTGAAAAGCTCTTGCTCGCATCACCCGCCTTGCAGAACAGCCTCTGGATGAAATAGCCGTCGGAGCCAAGCCATTCGACCTCAAGGCGGCATTCGCCGGATATGAATCCATCGGGTCTGTTCTGCAGTGAGTTGCATATCGCGGTGCTGCTTGTAACGTAGACCGTATCCTTCGCCTTGCAGTCGTTGAGGTCATAGCCTGACGAAAGGGTTACGTACGTCCTTGCATCCGCACCCTTTTCTCCAGGAGGCCCCTGTATGCCGGGGTCGCCCTTCGAACCATCGAGGACATGCGTGAGTGTAAGGGACGCTGAGCACTTCGCCATGTCAGTTCACCTCGCAGAAGTATGTGGCCTTCACGTCCACATCGTCATGGGAGACGCTTATGGCCTTCTTCTTCGTGGCAACTATGTCACCGCTCTCTACACCCGAAGGATTGAATGAAGTCACTGCGTTGCCGTCCTTGTCCGTCTTCGTCCATGTATACGTGAGGCTTGTGCCCGTTGAGTCCACCTCTGCACCGTTCTGATAGACCCTGCAGATAAGGACTGTAGTCCCTGTGCCGTTCTTGAAGAAGGAACCCGCGGACGAGACTATGACCGCCTGGTATGGGTCGGACACATCCAGCATGGATACACCCTCGGTTACGAAGGACTGGTTGTATGTGTCGCTTGTCGCATCGGTGTCCTTTATCGTGCAGCGGAACATGGCGAACGAATCAACCATGTCAGGTGTTACGGAAAGCGTGGATGACGTTCCACCAGTCACCGCAGTCCATGTGGTTCCGTTGGTGGACTTCTCCCACTTGTATTCGAGGTCCGTGGTGTCGGACGTGGTTCCTCGTATCAGTTCAGCCTTAAGCGAAAGGCTCGAAGGCTGGTCGTTCTTGAACTGGCTGCCGTTGACCGCATACGCCCTCGCGACCACGAACGAAGTGCCGTTGGAGACGCGTGAGAACGTTATAACTATCTCAACTGGGAAAGTGAGCTTGAGCACTGGGTCGAGGTAGCTTCCAGCGAACTTGTAGTCTATCTGGTATACGTCACCGGTGAGCTTGTCGCTCGTAACGGAGAGGACTCCAGTGGTCGAGTTGATGGACTCGCCGTTGGAGCCCGATACGACCTCCGTCCAGTCCGATGCACCTGCGATTCGTCTGTACCACTTCTTGGATGTCATGGACTCCACGAGACTAGTGGAGCTTCCGGCCTTGAGGACCCTTGGGGTGAGCTGAAGCGATGTGTCGCCCGCCCACGAAGGGTTGAGCTTCTGGTTGCTCGTGTCGTAGAGCGATGTAAGGGGAAGGTTGCTGTCTATCCCCGTAATGAGCGATATACCATCGGTATAGTCCATCAACGTGAAGCTTGCGCTTGTCTTTGCCATGTCCAAATCTCCTTTGTCTCTATATCTCAGGCAGTTCGACATCGCAGTCGAACACAGTCCTTCCATTGCAGTCCGCGGACGTTATGTCCACGCTTCTATGCCCTACGGCCTTGCTCGAGGTGTTCCATTTCTCGTCCTCAAACTCATCGCCAGTGTTGCGTCTCCAGTTGAACTTTGACTCGGGGATGTCGTCCGTCACCTCGGCGGTGTTCAGATAGACCCTGCATGTGAGGGTCGTACTGATGTCACCGGGTCTGAACACGTCCCCGTTGGAAGACTCTATGACCACGGTGAACGACAGACCGTCCTCACCGTCCTTGCCCTGTGTCCCATGGATCTCGTAGCGTGGCACGCTCCAGCCAAAGGATGCACCAACGGAGCCGCCGTCGTCCGGATACTTCGACAGTCCGCTGTCGAATGTGGGGATCGTTGACTCAGGACTGTAGGAGTCCTCCACGTAGTCCACAGCCTTGAAAGTGCAGGAACGGTTCTGGTCAGGGGTCATCTCCGTTATCAGGACCCTATGGGCCTCCTTCCGGTATTCGCCGAATGATACGAGATCGCCCACAGACATCTCCATATCGGAGGGAGGATCCTCCTTGAAACGAAGCGCGAAGACCTCACCCTCATCGGTTTCGACCGGTATGCTGGGGAAGACCCCGGATGATGTCCTGACGGTCACCCCGTAGGAGCCTTCCGACAGCATCCTCACCTTGGAGTCGAGCACAAACCCCGTCGCGGATGCACCTTCCCTGACGATCTCCTTTATGCGCCCCTCACCCAGTCCAAGCAGGAAGTTGTCGTTCTCGATTAGCACGACGTCGCCGGGAAGGCATACTATGCCCTCTATATCGCTCTTCCATGAGTATGTTCTGGTCTGGGAGTGCAGCAGCTTGAGCTTCTGTGCACCAAGCCGTGCGGCATGGTCCGCGGAGGTTACTCCAAAGGAGTCGATGCGGAGGGAGTCCGAATCCGACTGGGAGACCGTATCGAAGGAGATGGATCCGTCGTCATCTACTGAGACCCTCCTCTCGACCTCCACGTAGCCCTTGGATTCGTCAAGGAATCCAACCACAAGGCTTGAGGGCTTGGATTCGAAGGACCGCGTCATCTCGAAGCCCCAGGCGTTCCTTGGAGTGAAAAGCTGCACGACCCCTGACCGGGCCTTCTCGATGCGTATGCCTATGCTGTCGCATCCCACGACGAGCTCCGCCAGATTCGACGAGGCTATGTATCCGCACAGCTGCATGACGGTGAACTCGCCGTTGATCCATGCATCGCAGTGGAATCCGTTACCATCGCAGAACGAGTGGAACTCCTCGAAGGACGCCCAGTCTATGAGACCGTCCTCAACAGGCTCGGGGTTGGCGTCGGATGAGGTGAGAAGATAAAGGATGGCGGATGCAGGGTTCCTCGTGGCGTCCCTGTACCAATGCAAGGCACCAGTCCCCACACCGTCCCAGGTCCTTGCCTTGAGGGTGCACACCGCATTGAATCCGTCCACCACTCCGTTGAGCTGGTCCGTGGCTTTGGCCTTCAGAGCCACGAGCCTAAGGCCGTCTGCGGACACGGGAGATGTGGAGTCTGAAGCACCCACGAAGCTTCTGATTACATCCAGATACACCTTGTCGCAGACCTGAAGCGAATCGCTTTCGCCGGTCGTCCTTGAGACGCGCACCTCGTACACGCCGTCGGACGAGCCGCTGGGCGATATGGAGTACATCCTGCGCACGTGGTCCAGGTCGCCCGTAATGGCTTCGTCCACCGCGATTGTCCATTGCCCATCCGGTATGCGCCACTCTATCTTCAACCCCACGGAAACAGTCTTTCTTTCCTCGCCCTCGTATCGGTACAGCCCGTTTGGAGCCATGATGCCGACCTGGATGGTCCGGCAGCCCGATGCCGTGGCCCTCACCACAGGCTTCGCGGCGCCGTCGTTCTTCAACTGTATGGAATATACGTTCTCTACAACCCTCGAAGGGTATATGTCCCCCATGCCGTCGCAGTATGTGCAGCCGTCGTATCCGGAGACCAGAGTCTCACCTATCTTGAGCGTAGAGAAATCCACGGACACATCCGAGTATCCGAAGCAGAACAGCTGATGCAGGTATTGGTCGTCGTCCTTGTACGACGAGAAAGGAAGTGCGGCGACGTCGGGGTAGACCCTGTGCCGTCCAAGCAGCAATGGAAGCCTTCCGCCCTTGCGGGCTGTATTGGATGATCCTCTGAGGGAGGACGAGGCCTGAAGGGCCTTCATGTCAGGGAACCTTGTCGAATCCAGGTTGGAGAGCGCCACGACCCCCACGACTACAGCCGATACCGCCACGACGAGGCCTATGACGGCCATGGCGGTTGTGAACGTGCCGGGGACGAGCCTTATAGTCAGAAGTCCATCGTCGGGAACGACGGACGGTCCCAGCTCTACTCCGTTCTGGAAGACCTTGGCATCGTCGTCGAGCTTCAGGTACGTGCGGATATCAGCCACCGTCATACGTCCTTCGAGCACGACCTCGGCGGCATGGTCCTCGAATACGTTCTCTATGATCCTCGCCCTGTACATCCGTAGTAGCCCTTCACCTCGCAGCGTAGTCTGGAGAAGGGCACGAGCGAAGCTCCGCACTGGGTCATGTGGAGGATGCAGCCGTCGAGGAACACACCTACATGCGCATGCCCCCTGCGCTGCTCCATGAGCACCAGACACCAGTCGCGTGGAGCGGAGAGCCTTTCATAGCGGCGCTCGATTCCTGCGACGTCCGTTTCGTCCACACCATCGTAGGATGGGAGCTCCACGCCCTTCTCCCTTCCGATGATAAGGCGCACGAAACCCCAGCAGTCACAGCCGCTTTCAGTGCGTCCGCCCCTGAGGTACGGGATGCGCAGATATTCCTCGATCATCCGAACAGGCCAGGGAAGGAGGTCGCATCGTAAACGAGGCGCGATGCGTTGCAGTCGAGCGATGCGAGCCTTTGAAGCGACAGCGTGGCCCTGCCGTTCGCGCTGCTCTTGGAGAAGGACACGACCTTGTAGCGGTACGGCCCATCGACCATGGAATCCGGGTCGTCGACATCCACGAGCCCTATGGATGCGGTCGCCGCCTCGTCCCCTATAGTCTGGAACCTCTCCGCAAGCAGTCTGTCCACATCGTCGATCACGACGGTGGCACCTTCGTCCTGCGCACCGGGCGCAGGAGGGGTGAAGTCGAATCCCCTTGCATTGTAGTCCGATACGTCCTGGTCGTTGTCTATGAACCTAATAGGGGTCTCAAGATCCGGATGCCCGATCGTCAGGACGTTGCAGAACACCCTGGAGCACTCGGATGCATAGAGGGCGGCCTTGGTTTCGCTTGTAAGTATCATGGCAGCAGCTCCAGTTCGACGGACAGCCTGTAGGTGTCCTCGCTCTCCCTCGTGAAGGTGTATGCGCCCTTGAACCTCGCAGCTCTGTACTTCTGGCTGTATGCGAAGTCCGGGTACTCGAAGGAGTCGACCCCATCGGATATGGAGTCCTCCCAGAAGGAGACGAATGTGGCAAGCTGCGCAGCATCCATGCGGCATGTGCCGGACAGTACGTCCGTCTTGGCAGTGGTGAGCCTGCGTCTCTTGCTGGGCCCTCGTTCGGGGGCCGATTCCAGGACCTTCACCTTTGGGGTGGCGCTCCACCCCATCTCGAACAGCGGCAGCGAAGCCGGATATCTAAGCATTCCTTCCTACCCTCCTGATTCCATATCGCCTTCCAAGGGCGGAGTCGAACCTTCCGGAGCCTATCTGGGACTCGACCACCTGTCCTATGGTTATCCTCACCTCACGCTGCTCGTCCGTGCCCACCTCCTGTGCGGACACCTCGGCGGAGGTGTTGTTTATTATCGTCACCTGCACGTTGGCGCATCCGGAGTCCCCGAACACGGCGTCTCCGCGTCTGACGCTCTCTGCCATGGGTGCAGGGAGGATCGTCTCGCCCTGGTGGACCACCGCCAGCATGTCCTCAGGTACGTAGTTCGCACCCACATCGAAGCTGGGCAGCGCCTCAGCCTTGATGGCCGCTATCTGCATGGCTCCCGTGGTCGCCGCCATCGAGGACAGCCCGATGCCTGCAAGACCGCCTGGATCCGCAAGGTACTTCACCACCGCCGAGAGCATGTCCAGCGTCGTGGTGAATATCCTGAGGTTTCGCTCACGCTCCGCCTGCTCCCTCTGGAGCTTGGCCTTGCGCCGCTCGGCCTCCTCCTCTATCTGCAGTCTCTGCAGAGAGTCCTGCTTCTCCTTTGCAAGCTTCATGTCGCCTGACTCCACGGCAGCGTCGTACTCGTCCTGAAGCCTCTCGGCCTCGCTCTTCTCGGCGATTCCAAGGGCTTCGAGCTTCGCCTGGGTCTGACGGTCGATCTCGGCCACGGCATTGTCCGTAATGGCACCGTAAAGTTCCACATATGCGGACCCGAACCCGGAGACGAGCCCCTTGAGGTCCGAAACGAAGCCGTTCCAGGTCTCCTTCTGCGTCTTCAGCGACTCCTCCACGGCTGAGGCCTCGGCATCGGCCTCCTTCTGCACGAGCGCCTTCCTTTCGTTGGAGTAGTATTCAAGGAGGTTCGTCCTGTCCTGCTCCGTGGCCTTGCGGGCGTCGATGAGGGTCTGCATTGCATCAAGCTCACGCTGCATCTCGTCGTCCAGTAGCTGGATTCTTATGGCATAGGCCCCCTTCAGGTCTCCGGAGGCCTCGAGTTCGGACGCAGCGTTGCGCTGAACCGCTATGGACTGTTCCAAAAGCCTGTCCGTCCAGGCCTTGGCGTTGGACTCCCTTGCCTTGGCAAGCTCCTCGTCCGCCTTCGCCTGCTCCTCCGCAGCGGCCTTGGCCCTCTTCGTCTCTTCGTCAAGAGCCTTGGCTCTGGCATCCGCGACCGCGGATGCCTCCTTCTCCTCAAGGGTCTTCCTTTCGTTGGAGTAGTATTCGTCGAGCCTTAGGATATCCTTCTCGTTGGCTTCGCGGGCGGATATCCTCTCCTTGAGCGCTTCGAGCTCCCTAGCCCTCTCCTCTTCGAGAAGTGCGTATCTGATGGAATATGCAGCCTCTATGTCGCCTGAAGCCTCAAGCTGCGCGGCGGCGTTCTCCCTGAGGGATTCGCTCTGGCTACGGAGCCTTTCGACCCAGGTCTGGGAGTTCGATTCACGTGTCCTTTCCAGAGCCTCCTCAGCCTCGCGCTGGGCGTCGAGCTCAGCCTGTGCGGACAACGACTCCTTCCTGCGCTCCTCGAATATCTGTGCGAAGTAGTACTGCTGGAGCGCGGCGTACTCGGCTGCGAAGTCCCCGCTCTCCTTCAGGGCCGCTTCCAGCCTCTCATTTGAGAGGGTCTCCTCTTCCTTGATCACACCGGAAGAGACCGCAAGGGCGTGCAGCTGCTGCTCCTCTTCCTTCTTTATGAGAGCGATCCTCAGCTCAGCGGCCTTTCTGTAGTCCCCGGACTCCTGTGCAAGGTCCGCAAGCTGCTGCTCCCTGAGGTCCCGCCACTGCCTGCCGGCTGATATGGCGGCCTGTACGGCTTCGCTGTGGCCTTCCACCGCGGAGGACTCCTCCTGAAGGGCCTTGGAACCTTCCTTCACCCTGGCTACGAGCTCAGGATAGAGCCTTTCGTAGGCATCGAGGTCCAACGTACCGTTGCGGTAGGCTATCGAGAGCTGGAGCAGCGATTCCTCAAGGTTCAGGCTTTCCGTAGAGGCCGTCCTGGTGCTGTCGCCCACCTTCTTGAACAGGAATTCATACGAATCCCCAAGCTCCGTCAGTTGGTCCTGGAGGTCCTGACCTCCAAGGGCCAACGCCTCTGCAGCGCTCGGAAGTAGACCGGCAAGCTGCGACCATGCTGCGGCCTCCTCGTCGGAAAGCCTCCGTCCGGCCTTGGCAAGCGCTTCCAGTTCGTCGTATCTGGCCCTTGCGGCTTCGAGGCTGCCGGAATTCAGGCCTTCGATCACAAGGAGGGTGGCCTCGAGCCTTCCCTGGGCCTTGGCCTCCTCGCTGGAGTACTTGGCAACCTTCTTCGATGCATAGTCGTATGACGAGGCGACCGAGAGCATCTTCTGGTCCATCTCCAGCTTCAGACGCTTCATCTGGATCTCGTACAGGGCGCGTTCCGATTTGGAGAGCGTGTCCGTATCTTCTGAGAGCCTTGATGCTATGGTTCTGTATTCGTCCGATGTCTCCACAAGCGCCGAGGCTGCATCGGACAGCCTCTCCACTGCATCGGAGTTGCCGGACACGGCTATCAGAAGTCCTCCAAGGACCCCCACCACGGCCCCTACGGGCCCGCCTATGCCGGCGACCGCCGCACCGCATGCAATGAGGAACGTAGCCAGCCTCTGGGCCGTGTCGTCCCATGAGTTGAACCATTTCACCGCATCGGATGCGATCCCGACTATGGATGTGGCTGCGGGCATGAGAGAGTCGCCAAGCTCCGCCTTCAGGTCGTCAAGCCTCTGGTTCAGACCCTGCGTGCTGTTGGCGAAGCTGTCGCTGGTGAGCGCAGCATCGCCCAACGTATAGTCGTAGTCAGTCCAGACCTGGACGTTCTGGTGTATGGCGTTCTTCGACTGCGCCATTATCCCGGAAAGGACGGCCTCCTGCCTCTGCAGGTTGTCCATCTCCTCCCATGTCCTTCCTATGGACTTCGCATATTCGCTTTGGTTGATTATGTTCGCATTGAGGCCTACGCCCAGCCTCTTGAGGGCGTCGAACTGCCCTGTAAGGCCCGAGTTGACGGCCGCCATTGTGTCCTCGACGGGGACGTTGGAGAAGGATGCAAGGTCGTTGGTCACGCCCACAACGGCCTGCGAGTAGCGCATGGCCGCCTCCACGGTGTCCCCGTATCCGGTGCGCAGGTCCTGCTGCGTGGCCAGGAACTCCTTGGTGGCGGTCACACCCCTGTTGGTGTCGTCCGCATACCTTCTGGCCCACTCGTCCGCACGGGATTCCATCCCGTCGAACACGGTGTCGAACTTGCTTCCAAGCTCCTCCACGCGGCTTGAAGCCTCAAGGAGGCTCTTGACGAACACTCCGGAGAAGACAACCGCCCCCACCTGTCTGGCCCTCTGGCCCAGCTTGGCCAGGTTCTCGCCCGTCCTGGATATCTTCCTGCTGGAGCCGTCCAGGCTCCTCTCAAGGGCAGTGGAGTCGCCAGTTATCCTGTATACAAGGGTCCCTATCACCGATTCAGCCATTGCAGCCTCCTATCACGCCGTCCCTGCGCAGCCTCTCGACGCCGGACCCGTCATGCCCCGTCCAACACGCACCGTACTCCTCGGGTCTGAGGAACGGCACGAGCTTTGAGACGTCGAACATGTCCATCTCGCAGTAGAAGTGCTGCGGCGTTATGTAGTTCCAGTGCCGGCCAAGGACGGCGCAGAGCCGGTCGTAGTCGAGGGGCCTTCCCCTGCGTTCTTTTTTTTTGAGCCTTTGGCGTCCTTGGACAGGCACGCCTCGATGAACGACCTCCTGTCGTACTCGTCCGTGTAGCCCTCCCACCATGACCTGTCGTATCCGTATCCGTTGCGTGTGAGCAGCAGCTCCATGCAGCGGTCCATGGCCGACAGCCTGCGCTCCTTGAAGGCATCGGCCTTGGAGAGGGCCTCCTTCAGCTCGTCCTCGGTCGCCGCCTTGGGGTCCAGGGAGCCGACCTCCCTGAGCATCGCACCCATCTCCGTCAGCATGTTCGAATAGAGGACCCGCACCCCCGTGACAACACGGGAGATGCGGAACTCCTTGTCCGAGACCCTTATGACGGCCGTGGCGCATCCCTTCCTTTCGTTCAGGTCGTAGATCGCCTCCATGCTCATGCCACTCCGATCTCGTCGATGATCTCAAGCAGCTGGTCGCCGCTGGCCCTCGAGGTGTCCAAGCTGCCCTCCAGCTCTATTGGGATCCTCACGGGGTTCTCCTCGTCGGCTCCTGGGAAGCTGAGGGTTATGCCGTTGCTCATGGCGGCGCTGTAGAGCGTCACCTGGAAGAGCTTTCCGTCCACCCTCTTGGAGAAGCGCACCATCCTCTTCTTTATGTCCACAGTGGCGGCGCCCATCGTCACCTTGTAGTGCGCAGCCGGCGTGTAGCCGTATGTGACCGTCACGGCCTTGGTCGCGTCCGCTGCGCCTGCGGAGGTGAGTATGACCCCGCATCTTCCGCTCTGGTCCTTTGCAAGCGTCCAGTCCGCCGCAGCCAATGCGGTCGAGCCCTGCTTCACGCTTGAAACCGTGACCGCGCTTCCGTCCGCGTTCTGTCCCGGAAGGATATACAGCCTTCCCTTCTCGAAGCCGGCTGGAATGGAATGGGTTTTGCCCGTGACGGCCGTCCCCGGAACCGCAGCGACGTTCATGACGTCGCCCGCAAGCTTGTTTATGACATCCAGCCTTATCTGGTAGAGCTCCGTCTTGGCCGACGCCTTCATGTTCCTTATGGACGTGAGCACCTGCTCCTTCTTCGAACCCTGCACGACGGACCTGTCGTAGGTGATCTCTATGTTCGAATCGGTGTCCATGGGGATGACCCCTACGTTCTCGAGGGAGTCAACGGAGTCCCCCACCTCCACGTCGCATCCCGCCGGGATGTGTATTGCGCTGTACTGACTGCTCATCGTATCCTCCTGCAGTAGAATCTTATGTCGATCGGAACCTTCCAGGTCCCGTCCTCGCACCCTATCATGGCCCTGCGCTCGGCCTTCACGCCTTCGAACAGGGTTCCGCCCGTCCTTCCGCTGTGGAACTGGACGGCTTCGACCGCCCTCTCCGCAAGCTCGACCGCCTCGAACTGCGTCTCCGCGTACACGTCAAGCTGCATCCATGGCCTCTGCACGTCCACCTCGACCGCACCGGATGCGGTGATGGTCGAAAGCACTGCGAACGGCTCCTCTGCATCCTGCGGGGCCTGCTGGAAGAAGACGCCGCATACGCCGTCGAGCCTGGACTGCACGAGAGAAAAGAAGTCCTTCTCAAAAAGCATCCCCATCCTCCATTCCCGTGACCTCCACAGGCTGTCCCAGCCTGCGTTCGAATATCTTCTCTATCTGAGGTGCGGCAGCCACCATACCAGACCTCATGTAGGGCTGGGCCTTCTGGTTTCTGGTTCCATACTCCACGTGCGGGGCGTATGAGACGTTCGTTCCTATGTAGGCGACGCCTGGGCAGGAAAAGCCCTCCATCCCTCCTGGATGGCTCTGTCCGTCCTCCCTGCAGACATCCGGGGTCCTGCGGCCCTTCCTTATCTTCGTACCCTTCTTGCCGGGCCAGCAGTTGGGGACATCTCCATCTCCACTTGAAGTCTGGACGATGTATGTGATGGAGGCCCTAAGATGGCCTGTATCGACGGGACATCTCACAATGCATTCGCCTGCGGCCGCTATGGCCCCCTCCATCAGCGCAGCGTCGCGCAGCCTCCCTATCTCGGAGACGGCCTCCTTGGAGCCGTCCATGAACCTGACATCGACCTTCATAGGCACTCCTTGAGGTCCACCTCAAGGTGGTGGCCAACTCCCCCTCCTGCATCGCGCACCGGAGGAAGTACGTCGTAGACGGTCCCTGAGACCTCTATTCTGTCCATGGGTCCAACCACGGTCCCAGCAGGGAGGTATATCCTGTGCGTGGCCTCGCCCCGAACCCTTCCGTCAACGTATTCGCGCCCGGAGACGGCCCTGACCCTGCATGGGAACGGACCGGTCTCCGTGTAGTGGTCGAGAGAGCCCCACAGGCCGTCCGCACCGCTGAACCTGAGAACCGTTGCATATGCGTTGAAAAGGCGGTCCATCCTCATTTCATCCTCGCGTATCTCTTTATCCGCTGCACCGTGGAGCGGGGGTATCCGCACAGCAGATCCCCCGTCATGGCCACCGACCAGTCGCCTATCGTCTCGGAGGAGACGCCTACGCCTCCGTCCAGAGTGGAGAGCCTGTAGCCTATCATCTCCGCTGCAGTCAGGGCCGCACCGGATGGGTATACGACCTCTCCATCCGGACCTATGTCGAATGCCCTCCCCCTTATGGCAAGGTAGTCGTCCTCCACCAACGGGATGAGCGCCGCAATCCTCTCGTCCTGCGAATCGTCCCTGAGACCTGCGATGGATTTGTACTGCTGCACTGTGGTTATCATGCCCCAAGTGTAGCCAGTGCGCCGCACGGGGAATCTCAGGCCCTGTACCTGTATAAAAGGAAAGGCCGCCGCAGGGGCGTTCGCCCTTGCAGCGGTCCTTTCATCCTGTGCGGCGAAGCCCCTTCATGGGGCCGCCTTCGTCATGCACCCGTCAGCGCGGGATGTATCCAAGGTACACATCGACCGTGCCTGCAGCCGATGCGTCGTCCGTGGACACCGTGGCCTTCACCATGCCTTCGAAGCTTGGCGGCAGCACGTAGTCCATCACCATGCCGTCCGGCGTTCCGGATGCATCCTGCGTGTGCAGCGTCCTCCAGGTCGTGCCGTCCTTGGACGACTTGACCGCGATGGAGATCTTCTTGCCCTCAGCGAGCGTCACGCCGGACACCTCTGCGTACACCGCTATGGCGCTGTTCTGCGCACCCTCGCCCACGTCCCTGGACTCAGAGTCCACGCTGGTGTTCTTCGGAAGGGCCGCACCCTTGATGAGCCATGAATCGGCCGCTGGTATGTGTTTGGAGAAATCCATTTCCACCTCCCGTCAGAGCGACACGGCCTTTTCCGTGCCCTTGTCGAAGTTGAAGGACTGCACGAGCTTCACGCCGCCCCAGTCCGCTATCTCGCGGTTGTAGCTCCTGTCCGCGACCGTCATCCTTATGGCCGTCCCCTTTATGTCGCTGAGCATCCTCAGTGCCTTTGGGTGTCCGTAGATGTAGGTCGTGCCGTTGGTGCCGGCGTAGCACTCGTCCAGCATGTCGTCTATCATCGCAGCCGTAGGCGCATGCGATGCGTTGATGTTGACGATGCCCGCCACGTTCCTGCGGCTTGCCGTGAGGAACCCTATGTAGCTCTTGAAGTCCGCACCGTATACGGTCTTGCCTTCGGAGCTCTTGTACGGGTCGCCGCCGGCGAGGTAGATGGTCTCAAGCATGGCGCCCTGTCCGAACCCGTTCGGGTCGTAGAGGCCGCACAGCGCATCCTCCTCCCACCTTACGGCGAGAAGCGTGTAGTGGTCGCTTCCGCTTGCGTTCGCATAGGCCGACGTGAGCTTGCCGTTCTTCTTGGCGAAGGCGCGCAGCACGTCGTAGATGAGGCTCCTCTCCGCATCCATGGAGGTCTGGCGGATTATGCCTGGGGTCTTCATTGCAAGGTAGCTTGGGAAGTCCCCAGCCGTCTCCTTGACCGTGTCTATGCCAGCCTCTATGTTGAAGCCCAGTATCCCGAGCTCGTTCCACTTGAGCCTCGTCGTGAAGTCGGCCTTGGGCAGCGCTTCGTCTGCGCCCACAAGGCCGCCGCCGGTCACCTTGTCCACTTCCGAGTACACGTGCTGGAGCCCGTGCGTGGATGGATGGAAGTCCATCGTGTCGAATATAGGGGCGTTCGCCGTCAGGTCGTCCACCTGCTTGGGCTGCTTGTTGGCCTTCGCTGCGGCCAGTTCCCTCAATAGCATCCTTTCACCTCCCGGGCATCAGCCCTTCTGCTTCTGTTTTCTGAGAAGGTCCATGTAGAACTCAGACGAGTCCATGGCCTCCTCCATCTCCACGCTTGCGCCGGGGGCGCCCGTCCTGGAGACCTGCTTCTTGACGTCGTTCTCGACACGCTCCGCATTCTCCCTGAGCATTTGGGAGAGCAGCGTGGCCGAGCCCTCTATCTCCTCTGCGGTCTCGCCCTGGATGAGCCCGGCGTACTTGGAGTCTATTCCAAGCGCCTTGGCCTGTAGTTCCTTGATCTTGGAGACGGTCCTGGCCTTTTCGTCCCTGTCCGCCGCCGCCCTGCGCTCGTCTTCCGAGAGCTTGGCGTCCTCGCTGTCCTTCAGGCGCTTCTCCGCATCCTCCGTCTTCTGCCTCTGCTCGTCGAGCTGTTTCCTGAGGCCCTCTATCTCGGCGTCCCTGGGGTCCTTTTCCTCGGTGGCTCCACCACCGGCTCCCCCGTCGTCGAGGTCCATGAAGAACCATGTGGATCTCTTCATCGCATCCTCCTGTATCGAAGTATTCTTCCTGAAGCCTAGCACCCGGACGTTGGACGGATTCAGAAGGGGCTTCCTCCGTTGAACGAACGTTGAACGGACATGCAACGCATCTTCATGGTGCGCCTGTGGACCCATTTGCCCTGAGAGGTGTTGAAAAACGTTGAACAACGGGGTCTTCCCCAAAAGACGGGAAAGTCGTAGCCCCATACGAAGAAAGCCCTCTGCGGGGCTTTCTGTGAATCGTCGTGTTTTTTGGTGCTTTATGTGGAGCTAGAGGTCTTCGTTGTCCAGGATGGAGTAGCACATGACCCCTATCTCGTTGGCCTTGTAGTCCTCCTGTCCGTTGATATCTATGACTTCCAGACCGTTCTCCATGAGTTCGTCCTCCACCTTGTCTATGGCGCGGTACCAATCGTCATCAGAGAAACGTTCCATATGCTCGAAGTCGAGGTCCGGGCACAGCGAGTGGAGGAAGTCCTTCTGCTCATTGGTGAACACAGGTATCTTGTAGTCAGTTTTTTCCATTTCTCAAGTCCTTTCTGTTCGTAGGATGCGCCGTTACGATATTGCCGTTCGTAGGGTTCACGGTCACCGTGACGGTCCTACCCACGTAGTTCTTCGACGGCTCCTTGTACGACTCCTTCTTTCTGTCAATATACAGAGGATTCCTCAAGGCTTCAACTATCTGGTCTCTGGTGATGTTGCGTTGCATCATCCTCTCGGACAGATGCTTCGTCATGTTCCCAACGACCTGTCCGTCCGCTGCGGTCATGTCTATCCTGTAGTAGTCCCTGATGACCTGCTCCTTCCACTGTGCATACGTCTGGTACGGCTTCACACCGTCACCCCTCACGTAGCGCTCCTTTGGAGGGAACCCCTTCACCTGGTCGCGCGTGCGGCAGCGGCAGTTTATGTCGAACGCAGCCACACCCGAGTGCAGCGGTGCGCTCACCCATCCTATCTCAGGCACGAACCAACCCTTGTCCGGGTCGTCCTTGGCCCTTCCGTCCAGCGCTGCGTGCGCAGGCCTCGTCCTTCCGTCCAGAGTGGCGTCCCATATCGTCTCTATGTCGCAGCCCATCTCGCGGGCCTTGGCGGTGGCGGCCTCGTGCCCCTCCACCTGTATCCTCTGACCCTCCGTCCTAGCCACCATGAGCGACCTGTACGCAGCGCCCCTTCCGTTGTACGACGAAGTCCTTCCGGATACGGACACTCCAAGGACCGTAGAGATCCTGTTGGCAAGGACCTCGTAGCTGTCGCCCCTTATCAGGGACAGCCCAAGCTCCTGCCGCACCTTGTCCACAGTGCCCTCTCGGCTGAGCCTGAGGGCCTTGGAGGATGCAAGCTTGGAGAAAGGAGACTCCATTGCAGCCTCCACAGCCTCCTGCGGCACGAGGCCCCACGAGAGGGACATGCCTCCCGCCTGGTCTATTGCGTAGGCGTGCCTGTAGAACGCCTCCTGGTACTGCTGTGCGGTCAGCCTTTTCGTGAACGAGTCCACCTGCTTCATCCGTTTCTGCAGAATCCCCTCCACCTGGTCCTGCACCGCAAGCAGCCTGTTGTACCGGCTCATATCGGCATTGGAGAGCCTTCCGTCCACGGCATACCTGTCGTAGAGCTCCTTCAGAACCCTCCGTATGTCGTACAGGGCCGTGCCGTAGAGCCTTATTATGCCGCGCTCCTCGCCTTCCAGCATCCTTGCAAGCTCGACCTGAGCCTTCCGGTAGAGGACGTCGTACAGACTATCCGCCATAGCCCTCCTCCACCGCAGAGGTCTGCGTCAGCTCCGCCTCGATGGAGGACTTCTCATCGTCCAGCCTTGCAAGCTCCTCCGGCACGCTGTCCACAAGACCCGCCTTCTGCAGCTGCTCAAGCTGGCTCTTGCGGCTTATGATGCCGGTGGTCTTCACCACGTTGTCCACTATCACGGTCCCCTCGGACGGCAGATTGCGCTGCCATTTGATGGAGACCCCGTCCATGTCCGCATGGCTGCGTCCAAGCCAGGTGAGGAAGTTGTTCAGAAGCCTCAGCCTTCTGACAAGCCCGTCGTTGAAGCCGCTCTGCTTGTCCCCCGCCACCATTATCTCGAACGTGGCGTACAGGTACTTGAGGGCCTCGCCCGACTGCTGGGCCATCGCGTCCCTGTCGTCCAGATTGGGTATGCCGGACATGGAGAAGATGAGCCCCTCCACCACCTTGCGGAGTATCTCGCGCCCCTGGTACCTGTCAGGCTTCACGAGGTACTCCGCGTCCCCGTCGTCGTCCACGGACAGAACCCTCATCCTTATGAGGTTGTCCACCACCTCGTCGGACAGCTCCATGTTCCTGAGCTTGAGGATGGCGTCCGAGAACTTGCCGTCCTCGTCCAAGCCGTTGGACAGGATCTCGTCGTGCGCGTCTATGAGGGCCATGATGCTCTCTATGTCACCCATGCCCTCCTCGTTGTTGCGGAACTCTATGATTGGGACCTCTCCGAACCTGTGCTGCACGACCTCCGTGAGGACAAGTCCATCGCCGCCCTTCGAAAAGCGCTCTATCCTGTCGCGGTAGTAGACCTCCACCCTGCACTCGCGCCCTATGTGCCAGAAGTTGACCGCAGCCCACATCTCAGGCCTGATGCCGTAGGAGTATATGGGGACCACCTGGTAGGCGGGGATCCTGTAGAACTGGGGCATAGCCTCGTCGTTGTCGACGAACAGAGCCTCGAAGGCCGAGCCGTACATGGCCTGGTCCTTGGCCAGCCTGCGGTTCTCCATCGGCTCTCCGTTGGAGTTCATCACCTTCTCCATCACGAGCTGGAAGCCGTCCCAGTCGTCCGGCCACGAGTATGTGATCAGCCCCTCCTTGAACATGAAGCCCAGCACGCTCTTTATGAGCTTGCGTCCGTAGGGCACGGGTATCCTGTGGCCGCCACCGCCCATGGCTAAGGTGCGGTTGCGCCCTTGGTAGTAGTCGTCCGCAACGGACACGTCCGAGTTGATTCCGGTCTTCCACGCCATCGCGGCCAGTATCTGCTTCGCCGTGAGCCTGTCGGCCTCGGGCAGCTGGTATATGGGTATCATATGTTCGCCATCCTCCTCCAATCCTTGGGTGCAGCGTCCCCGTCCAACGGGAAGGGGCCCGCCCCTCCCCTCTTCTTGGTCGCAAGCACCGCCATGCAGAAGCTGTCCACCTGGTCGTCGAACCCTCCAGCAGGGAACGCAAGCAGCTGGTCCACAAGGCTCTCCGTCCCCGGTCCGAACCTTATCATCCCATTCTCTATCCATGGGGATACGGCCATGAGCCGCACGGCCTTCGAGGCCTTGCCGGGACTGTAGCCCTTCAACGGGACCATCAGGCCCTCCTTGGCTGCGTCCCTGGCCACCTGCTCCTTGTACACGGCCTGGAACTGGACGGTCTCCATGAGGATCCTCCTGTGTCGGAACATCCTGTACTCCCTGATTATGCGTGCCGTGAACGAGCTTGGGCTTTCCGTCCTCCCTTCGCTTCGCACCACATACAACGTCCCGTCCCTGTCCTTTCCTATGCTGGTCATGGCGCTCTGGTCGTGGACTCCGGTGGCCGGGTCTATGCCTGCATAGAACCTGAGCGAGCCGGGTATCTCCTCGGCCTTCACCCTCTGGATCCATGCCGATTTCACAAGCCTATCCTCGTCTCCCAAGGGCTGCGACAGGTACTCTATGGCATAGGCTATCGAGCCTATGTCCCGCTGCTTCTTCTTCAGCGCCTCCCAGCTGTAGCGCTCGGGCCAGAGAGGCCTGTCGTGCTCCTCGCCCTCCCTCGCCGGACACTCGGCGGAGAACCTGAGTCCCACCCAGTTCTCCTTCTTTCCATCACGTATGTCGGCCAGGAGCCTTGAAGGAAGGTCGTCCTCGTTGGTGATCGTGTTCACAACCACGATGAGGGCGTCGAAGCCAAGGGGCTGTACGGTCCTTCCGAACCATCTGTACACCTTCTCCCTTATGACGGAGGAGTCCGCCTCCTTGTCCTTGAACGTATCGTCAACGATGACCAGATCAGGTCTGTGCTCCTTGTTCCTTATGCCTCTGAGGCTTCCGCCCTTGCCCCTTGCCGTGACCGCAGTGCCGTTCTCAAGGGAGAGGAACGACTTGCTCCATGTCCTTCCGCTTCCAGACCTATGCTGCGGAGGGAAGTCCTCAAGGATCCTCTCGTTCTCCTCCAGCGCAAGCTTGATGTTGCTCATCTGAAGCTCCGCATCCTCCTTGCTGGCACCTATGACCACGATGAAGCTCTTCTTCCTGTACAGAAGGCACCAGAGCGGGAATGCGAACGTCATCCTCGTGGACTTTCCATGGCCTCTGGGCTCCACGTCCACGATGCCTTCTATGCTCCCGGATGGCCTGAACGTGTCCCGGAACCTTCCGGGAACCATGGCCTTTAGTCGCTCGCACTGAGCCGCCGTGAGCTCGCGGGTCTGGATGACATCATAGAGTATCCTCTGGTACTCGGCGGGTCTGCAGGAGAAATATGAAGAGAGGTAGTACTCGCAGAAGAACGTGAAGTCGTTCTCCGCACGCAGAACCCTCTCCCTGGCATCGGCCCTGGAGACCGCAACGGCTGCATCCTCGAGCTGAGGGAGCCTCGCCTTGAGCTCCCCCAATGCGCCTGATGCCTTGGCGTTCGTCTTCATTCCCTGACCTCCACGTCCGCTATCACCTTCCCAAGCTCCTCAAGGAGCTCAGGCCTTCCCGACAGCTGCGCCGCCATGGCGTCGTATATGGCTTTCTTGGCCTGCTCGACGCCCCTGTTGAAGTTGAGCCTGTACTGGCTCACCTTGACCTGCGTCTCTCCGACCGACCTGACGGCCCTTATGAAGTCCTCAGGCCTCTTGAAGTCTATGTCCTCCATCTCCAGGATCTTCTCGTAGAACATGCCGGTGAGGATCCCGTTTATGGCCTCGACCATGTCCATGCTGCTGCCGTCCTTCACGTTCTCCAGTATCTGGTGGCAGCTCTCGGACGCTATGCGGTACTTCTCCGCCTTGCGCGCCGAGTTGCGGTAGCTGCGCCGCACGGCCTCGCGGGATATGTCCATCCCCTCCGTGCACAGCGCATCGCTTATCTCCCTGTGGGTCATGTTCTCCACGTCGTGCATGTCCACGATCCTCTGGTTTATGCCCAGTTCGTCGCTCTTGGCCCTGCGTCCCATGTCATCCCCCTATCTCCGACAGGACACCGTCGTCGTGGATGGTCCCTTCGCAGAGGTCTATGCCCTTGGAGGTGACCTCCCACTCCTCTATGACCTCGAACGGCTCCCCGAACGGGTCCTTGAGCTCAGTCCTGGCCGCATAGCCCTTGTCCTCCAGATACGCAAGCGCCCTGTCTATGTGGTCCGTCTGCCAGTACTGGTAGAAGCTCTTGTAGACCGACACCTTGGATATGCTGCATGGATATATGTTCGAAAGGAAGAAGAGCACAAGGCCCCTCAGCTCCTTCGTCTTCTCTGGTGGCATCCTCTTCATCTCATCTCTCCTTCAGGTTCTTCAGGAACATCTCGATGTTCTTCATCTGCATCTCCGAGTTCTTCGTGAGCCGCTGCTCCATGTCCTTGAGCTCCGTGCGCCAACCGCCCAGCTCCATGTAGAACTCCTCCCTCTTCAGGCAGTTCTGCTGCAGCTTCTGGATCTTCTCGTCCTGCTCCTTGTCCACCCTGCTCTGGTCCGCCTTGTTCTCCTTGAACGCCTTGTCGATGCCCACCATCTGCCTGATGGCCCACGCAAGGAACGCAAGCACGAGCACGAACAGCACTATCAATGTAGGAATCTCTCCAAGACCCCTCGCCGTGGAAATGACAGTTCCCGTCATTGAACCCTCCTATGGTTCGATTCTATCCCCTGGAAGCCCCCACCAATCGAAAGGGGCCGCCCCACGGATCACTCCACGAAGCGGCCCCGGCAAAGGAAAACCTTTCAGGCACCTCGAATCCTATACGGACGTACTCTCATGCATTCCAACCCCCTCCCAACGGCATGGGGAGGGATTGAACGTCCGTTCAAACGCCGTTCAACGCACCGTCAGAGCCAGCGCCGCAGCCAGCATCCCCAGTGCGCCCAGTCCCAGCGCCAGATACGTCCTCGTCCTCATGGCCTTGGCCTGCGCCTCCCATTCTGACTGCAAGCTCTGCAAGGAGCGCATCGACCCTTCCAAGGACAGCTTCGTCTCCTGAAGCGTCTGCGATGACGTCTCCAATGAGCTCCGAAGCCCTTTGGACATGTCCTCCAACGCCGTCAGCCTCGCCTGAAGCGACTGCAAGCCCTCCATGGAGCTCTGCAGCTGCGTCTGCGCAGCCTCCAGCTTCTCCAGCCGCCTGGCCGAGCCTTCCTGCTGCATCCGAAAGGTCTGAGACAACTCCTGAAGTATCTGGATGTCCGTCATGTCCCTTGGATCCGGCAAGGCCCCTTCCGATGCGAAGGCCAAGAAGGCCAAGCACGAAAGAAACCACAGCGAAAAGAAGAGCCTTCGCAGCATCAGACACATCAGGACCTCCCCTTGAGTACGGCGTCGAACACGCCCATGGACGCAAAGCCCACTATGGAGCCCTGCACGAAGCCCACCTGCAGCACGGCGTTCACAACCATCCTCCAGCCTTCATACTGCGACACGACGAAGCCGTAGACCGATGCCAGAACGAACGAAAGCGCCCATACGAACACCGGAAGCCTTCCCTTGCTTGGAAGGATCCTGTATGCGATGCGCCTCGCCGTCCCCTCCTGACCCTTGGCCTTGAGCTCCAGGGCCTTGTCCGAGAACAGCCATCCCTTGACGACCTCCGTAACCCCAATGAGGAACGGAACCAATGCAAGAAGCTGTGGAACCACATGGCTTTTCCAATCGACCATAGCCTATCCTCCTATGGCCATAGGATGCCACGTCTCCCCTCCAGACAGTCGGAGGGCGGGTCGAGGTATGGAAAAACGCACCGGCATGCTGTAGAATGGATACGGCAACCCAAACGGGGCGGTTGGCTTTGCCCCTGCCGAATCTTGATATAGGAGGAGGTAGGAACTTGGAAACTTTGACGATGATTTCGGTTGTTGTCGGGGTCGTAGGTCTTGCGGTAGGTGTCGTCCAGATCGTCTTGACGCTCATGCAAATCCACAAGGGCAAAAAAAATCGCCACTAGGCTCTAAACTACCGGCGATTTTCTTATGAAACGAACTGGTAGGGGCAAGCCCACCGCTTCGGGTGGCCTTTTCCTTACATACCAATAATAAGCATCCAACCGCTTGGTTGTCAACTCGATTGCAAATTTGAAGAGTCCTCCTTCAAGGCATTGGAGATGTATTGCTTCAAATCCCTTAGGGTCTCCGCATCAACGCCCCTGAATCCAAGCCTTGAAACAGTCTTTCCATATCCTCTGCGCACAGCCCCTCCAAAGGCCTCGTCAAGGAACGAGGACATAAAGCCCTTGGTTCCAGAGAAATCAACGATAGCCTTTGCTCCATCCGGAATGGAACCAATCCAGGGCAAAAGGAACTCTTCCATGAACTCCTCCCCGGAGTTGTCCCCTAGATATCTATATCGAGGCCCTTGGAACTCAAAGCCCCTACGGCAACCAACGACATTCAGAACCATCTCAGGATTCACCTGGCGTCGCGTGGTCCTTTCCTTTCCTCTTCGAAGCCCTGATCCTATCATCCATCTCATCCTTTACCTTTGCTATCTCACAGAAGTTGACCACATCATATATCAAGCCGAATATCAATACTGAAA